GTTGACTCAGAAAGCCCATTGCTAGTTCCTCTCGCGAACACGGCCGGCAACTGCCAGGGTCGCAGTGATATGCTCCAACGACCACGGCGTGTCAGTTGCGCTGTCGCTTGAAAGTTTGACGAAGATATTTTGCCCACGAGCGCGAACGTGCTTCCACAGATTTCGGCCCTTGCTCCAGGAGCCCGTAGCGATCGCCGTCGAGTTCATGGCCTCCTCGGCCGTGTCTCCAACATAAATGCCCCACGTCACGTCTGGTGATTGCGCGTCCAGCACCGCTGCCATACGCATCACCTTGGCTTCGGTAATTGGCCCGATTTGGAATGGCCCGATCCAGACATGCGACTCGATTGCGGTCCCGTCGTCACTCGTGGCCGCCGGGTCGAAGTAGCGGACATGGCCGTCGAAGCCGCCCATCAACACACGCCGCTTCGTTGGCGACGGGTCAGGGTAGTACACACAGGCCGCCGGGCCGTGCGTGGCGGGGTACTCCATCGGCCACAACGCCTGCGATCGTTCGTCGTAGAAGTAGTGCCGGGTCGGCTCACTTCCACCGGGCGAGTTCTTGGCCGACATGAAAATGTGCAGGCCGTACAGGTAGTAGTCGTACAGCAACTTGACATCGAACGACGCCAGGTCGATCGACGCAAACTCACGATCCATGCGGCCGAGCGACAACCGATTCGTTTGGCTGACGTTGAACTCGTTCGGGGCAAGGTAGTACAGGCCGTTGGTGCCGAAGAAGAAGAGGCTGCGATTTGGGCCGTGGGCCCAGGCGTCGGGACCGATGACACCGATGTCGCGGCTGATGCTGACGATCGACGAGTCCGCCTCGGCTGGGTCGCCCTGGAGAAGCAGGATGCTGTTGAGGCAACCAAAGACGATGCTCTCCTCTCGGAACGGGAACAACGCCTTGATCGGTTCACCGATTTCAGAGAGGTTCGTTGACGTGCCCGACACCGCCTCACCGTTGACAACATCCCAATCGTTGGGGCCGTTGCCGGCCTCGGTGCTGTCGGTGTACGGCCCCGACATGAACCAGTTGTTTGGGTACGGGGCGTAGCCTGCCAAGACGATCCGGCTCATGTGGCGAGCGATGAGTTTGCACTTCGGTGCTGCGGGGTCGGAGTTCGCCCCACCAGGAATGAGGTAGTCGCCCTCAGAGTTGCCCTCGTCGTTTAAACCCTGCGTCAGAATCGACCAGTCGTACAACCTGCGGTTTGACACGTCGAGCGACAGGTACTTGGTGCCGTCGGTCATGTAGTATTGGTTGAAGAACTCAACGCCGCCGACGCGGGCCGAAGTGGAGTCGAAGACGATGTTGTCCTTGTCGTCGTTCGTGTCATCCGCGACCGACTGGGTAAACGATCCGCCGCTGTTGTGGGAGATGTACACCTTCCCGTCGTCGGCCGCCAGCAGAACCCGGTCGAGTTCCGTCAGGTCCGTCATGTTCCTCCATTGGAAGTTGTGGAAAAAAGGCTCGTTCCAATCCCGCACGAAGTCGCCGCCCCACTCTGCGCGAGATTGAATCTGGGCCGCCGTGATCCACTGCGACCACCCGCCCTGGTGTGCGCCGTTGCCGCCCGTCGGCTGGCCGTGGAAGTGCCCCGACGTGTAGCCATCGGCGTTGTACTCGTCGGGGTACGAAATCGAAACCCGACCGGGATCGTTGGCGTCCTGGTCGCGGAAGAACAACCGATAGTGGTCGCCATCATCGTAAGTGCCGCCATCTAGCCACGCCATTCGGCAGTGGCCCCAAGTACCGTGGTCACCCGGTGGATCGAAATGGTGGTAACTGCTGTCTTGATTAGCCCCGTTGGGGTAGTAGTTGGAAAAGGTGGGGCCGCCCTGAGTCGTGAAATTTGTCACCCACTGCGACCAGGCGAAGTCATTTACCTTACCGCCGTTGTAAGTGCCCTTCGCTACCCTTAAGTTGCCCGTGTACTGTGCGGTGCCCCCAAAAGCATATTTGACCCTCATTTGATTTGCCTCGGCTTCGGAGAAGCACTTGAACAGCAGACCTGATCTTGCTCGGCTAACTGACAACTCTTGGCCGGCGGTGTCGGTGCCGAGAATTGTTTCCAGGTCAAACTCAGTTTCTTCGCTATTGCCTGATGCCAGGGGGCCGGACCCGTCTAGTCGAACTTGAAGTTTGTTGTTTGAACACCGAACGTCCAAGTTGTACCAGTGCTTTCGTTCCACATGACCGTCGAGCAAGGTGTGTAGTTTGTGCGACACAGTGACTTGCCGGCCGTCCCAGTCATTTCGTATCGTCCCAATTATTAGGTCGGCTGGGTCAGAAGGCTGGTCACCACTGCTACAGTTAGTGTTCCTTGGTTGTTGAAAGCCCACGAACAACAGTTTGTCGTCGTCGTCCACTGCGTCTATTGTGGATGCTTCCAAGGTAACGGTCGCCTTTGCGCGAAACACTAGGCCGTACAGGTAGTACCGCTGAACAAAAAATCGCCCCCTTACTTGGATGTAGCCCCCGCCGTTTTCGGCAGCGTTGCCGTAAACAACTTGGTTTTCGGTGCTATATCGTGGCCAAGAGTCGTCGGCAGGTGTGCGGATGTCGCACGACACCGCCCAGGTCTTTCCCGTTCCGCTGTGGTAACTGTTTTCATCGTCCGCCTGAAACGGAAACAGAACACTGCACACGCCACCACTGTCTGTGGGAAGTTGGTCACTCTCGGTAAACACTGGCGAACCGCCGGCCATGAACCCCAGTGGCGCATCTGCTCTGTTGTCTACCAGAAACTTCGAGGGGTACTGGTTGTACTCCTCGTTGCCGTCGTTGTTGCCGGTCACCTTGTCGAACGGGGCGCGTGGGAAAATGCAGCCCTGCTTTTCGTCAACCGTTCTCACATGCCACAAGCCGGGGCTGCCGTGAGCGTCGTTCGAGGGTATCGGCCCCGCCTCGCCCACGGGCACTTCCGCAACTGTTCCACTAAAACCCCAGCCTTCCTTCCACGCATTATCGTCCCAGTCATCGTTGGTCGGCTTCGGGGTTATCTGCGTCAACTCGTACATGTCGATCGGGTACAGGGGCTGGTTCCCGGAGATCGGGGTCGGGTCGTCAACGCCCAACGCATCGTCCTGGTTGCCGTCTTGGTTCGGGTCCAACGCCAACTCTGTGAGGTCTGCGGGCGTACCCGCCGGGACGCCGTCGTCGGCACTGTTGTTGTACTTGACGATGCCGCCGGGGTAGCCCAACGCATCCCCACCGAGTGGCACCACGTCCATCATCTGCACGCGGTTGTCCGGTAGGCCGCCACCAGCATCGCCGGCCGGAGTCGCCTTCGTCGTTCCCAGGCGACGGCCGCCACGCTGACGGTCCTCGCCAATGTCAAACGACAGCACGTTCTTTGCGTCCGTTGTCGTTCGCTCAGGCTGCTGATCGTGCGGCCGAGCCTCGAATACACCGTTTACAGGAAACGGCAAGTTGACATCTTGCTTGTTGGATTGGGGCATCAGATAACATCCCGCGTTCGGAGGAACAGGTAGACCCGGTCGGTGCTGGTGGTATTCGTTCCCGTGAACTCTAGTTTTACTGTTTCACTGTCACTCAGGTCAAGGCCATACTCTTCGTAGGTCCAGACCGCAGAATCGCCGGCGTTCAGTACCACCTCGTCCATCTGGTACTCGGTGCTGCCGTCTACCAAGATCAGTTTGACCGTGTACGTTCCCTGGGCAGCACTCTTGACGCACGCCATTGCTCCGAAGAACTGACGCATCTTGACGGAGCGTTTCTTGGATGGCGACGAGTCTGCCAGTCCTTGTGTCACCTGCGTAGACGCAGACAACGACAAGCCGGGGCCGATAGCGGACTTGACTGTTCGATAGTTCTTGTACATCAAGGATTAGGCGTCCATCCTGGAGGCTTAATGGAATCGAACGGCAGCCGACCGCCCTCTCGATTTCGGCCGACCATGCCGCCGCGTATCTCGCCGTAGGTGTTCTGGATCATTCCATCCTGCACCGCCACACGCTGGAACACGGGCGACAACTCCACCTCGACGAGACGCTGGGCCATGCCCTCCTCCTCGTACCCCTGCGAGAACGCACGAACGTAAGCAATGAGCAGGGCCTCGGCAAACGGCGGCACCTGAGCGATGTCACCATCAACAACCAACTCAATCCACGCCGCCCGATAGGCAATGGTGATCGTGTCGTCCGCTGTCGGTGTCGGCGCGATCTCGATTCGAGGGTACTGCTGCGTGTCGTCGAACCACGGCTCGGGCCACACGACCGTCGCGTAGTAGTGCGCGCCCGTTGAGATGTCGCCGTTGCGGACCATCAACACATGGTCGTAGGAGGTCAACTGGATGCTGTCGTTCAGGCCATCCTTCATTCGGATGGAGATGATTTCACCCACGTCACCAGGAAGCGTCACGAACGAGTTGTCTGCCGATATCGTCTCCTCTTTCGTGGGACGATCTCGAAACTTCCAGCCATGCGTGAACATGTGCCGGCCAGCCTGGTTGATGATGTCAACCTCAGATATCTGATCCGATGGGGTGCCGCCAAGCGAATGCTGCACATGCTGTTTGAGGTTGGAAAGTGTCAGTGGCATCAGGTCACCGCAAACACGCGGACCAGGGCCGCGCCCGAAGCGTAGAACTCGATTCGATCAATGGTGTCTGCGGCCCACGTTGACTCCCAGGTGTCGATCTCGGTCCCGTGGTTGGACTCGTTGAACGTGCCGGCCATGTCGCCCATGTTGCGAGAATCATCAGTCGAGAGGTAGAACGGGATGCCCGCCTTCATCTTGATCACGAATCCATTCTGGATGTTGCTACTTGACAGCGTTCCGCCTTCGTTGCACACCAGTTGGATTTCCGCATCGACGTTGCTCTCGATCCAGAGGAAGTCGAAGTCAGACATCAGTGTGTCCGACCAGATTTCCTTCAGGGTCGTGGACCCGACGCTGTACGTTCGATCGAAGACTTCGTCGGTTCCAGCGGCGACGGTGACCGCCGTCGATGTGGAGCCGTCTGAGTAAGTGTTGCCACGTCCATCCGTATAGGAGAACTTGGCGTAGATGGATACATTTGGCATTGCATGAAAACTCCGAAAAAGGGGAAAGGCTCCCCGCCCGCGTTAGCGGACGAAGAGTTGGGAAGGGTCGCGTGTTTGACCTGGTGTGAGGTCATGGGTTATCAGCCAGTGTGACTGGCTCCATTATCAGCAACAGATGACTGTCGAAAATACCAATTCGTGCCATCGGTCCAGATGTGTAGAAAATCACCTACGCCGGCATTGTCGGCGGCAAACGTGACCTTGTCAGCCGCGTCTGAAACATTTGTCGCTGTGTCTGAGTTTTCCAGGCCCCAGATTTTGTCTGCGTCTGCCGTTGCCGCAGCAATATCTACATCATTACTGCCCGCTGTTACCAGCGTAAAGTCTGCCCACCAGCCTGCTCGGCATTGTGAGATAGTTGGCAAAGTGATGTCATACTCTGACGCCTGCGTGACGGTGAAGTACGTTCCACCATCATTGTCGGTCAGTGTGGCTGCTGCGGAAAGCGCAACAACACGATGATGACCAGATTCTTGTCGTGCGATTTCTCGCGTCCTGTGTGGACTCGGCATGGTTTACTCCTAGCCTGTGGGTGTAATTCGCGTGGACCCACTCGCCACGCTTGAAAGAACCCCCCGGCGGCCCGAAGGCCGCCAGGAGGAGGAAGAGAAATCAGCGATCAATTACAGCCAGAATGTAATCAATGGTGATTTTTTCAGCCGCACCTGAAGCACACTGAATTGCAAACGTAGGCGTAAGGCCAACATCATCCGGCAGGTTCGTGGTGTGGGTAGCCTTGAGGTCACCATTCACATAGAAGCGAACCTTGGAAGTTTCTGACACTTCAAACCGAACGACGACGTAGGTGTCATTCACCAAATCAACGCCGGTATCAGTAAGGCTGCCGCCTGATGGGGCCGATGAACCAGCAACAGCACCCGCTGTTTGATTCTTGCCATTTACAGCACGAATATCAGCACCGTTATCAGTATTGCCAAACCCAATGTAATCGGGCGTTCCATCGATAATAGTGGTGTCTGTCGCCGCCATACCGACAAACCAGTCGGTCAGGGTGATGTCTTCAACCTTGAAACGCATCTCCCAAGCAAGGGTCTTGCCTGAAGCAATCTTAAACGCTTCTCCGTTGACCTGGGCGTCCATACTGTCGTTATCAGTTGATCCGGTTGTAATAGCGACTTCGCCATTACCACCACCATCAACCATAACAATAGTGCCGTCACTTGCACCTTCTCTAGTAACAAGCCAGTCAGCCGTGTCTGCTGCCGCTGAGAATGTGTTAGCGGATGCTGCCTCAAATCCGCCTGTGACAAAGTCATCAAAATAAACTACCGGCATCGGAAGAGGCTCGCCGGGCTTCCCCACTGGGGAAAGGAAAGGAATACTCAGAGCCATTGTCATTTACTCCTGTTCTGAGTGTTGTCGTTAGTCACGCTACTCACGCACCTGGAGCAACGATGCCCTGACGCATACGCGACGAGCAGAACATGTTCCACCAGCAGTCAACCGGCTGAACGTGGGTGAACGGCTGGTTGGGGTGCTGCATAACGTCGTGCTTGAAGAAGTAACGACGAGAGTGGAAAACGGGGGTCAGGTAGTTGGCGTTGACCCAGTAGTAGCGGTAGCCAGCCGTGGTGGCCGACGTTTCGACTGCACCCGTACTTGAGTTGTCGAAGATGGCCGCCGAGTCCAACTTGCTGATGTACATGACATCAATGCCGCTGTACTGCGGGTTGTTGTACGCCGGATCCTGGCGATTGACCAGGGTGTCGTTGGCGTCACGAAGCATTCGCTTGTACAGGTTGATGCCGCCACGGGACGCCGCAATGAACTGCCGCGACAGGTTGGGAGACTCGAAATACTCCTGCTTGGTGGCCGGCGGGATGAACTGAACCTTCAGGAACATCTCGTCGAACGCATCGAGCAGGCCGTCGTTGTCACCGTCGCTGTCGTCGGGATCGGCGTAGTCGTAGTTGGACACCTGGTTGTTGTACTTGCTGCCAGCAACGGAGATGTCCAGCCCCTGGAGGGTGTCGGACCCGAAGTTCCAGTGAGCCGCACCACTGTTGTCCTCGTGGATGAACGCCGGGATCGAGTAGGGCACCTTGCCCGTCGTCGATTCCATGTCGGTCGTGCCAGAGTCAGCAGGCAGTCGCCAGAGGTCGGCTTCCATGCCGTTCATGAGCGAAGTCCAGAGACGCTGCTCCTTGAGACGCTTGAGCCGCTTGTACACGACCTTCTGCGCATCACGAGACAGGCCGTCGCCTACCTGGAGTTCGATCTCTTGGTCAGTCCACGACAGGTGATCGATGGAGAATCGCCAGTCGATCTCCAGGTTCGTCGCCACCTCGGGGTTCGTCCAGGTGAACGTGTCGTTGGGCTGATAGTGGTCATAAGTATTGTTCTCATCCAACATGAGGGTGTCACGAATTGTGCTACCACCTTGGATGACGCTGTCCATTCCCTTGCCCTTGAGCATGCGGGAAAGGAGGTAAGTATTCTCGACGGCTTCATTGACGACCTGCTCGGCACTCGTGAGATAACGAGGTCCGGTCAGGTTCATGAAGTCGTTGAAATTGCTAAGGGCAGTACCCATTAGTCACTCCAATCAGTGTCTAAATTGCTTGGCAACATCGTCGGGTGTCATGCCACTCATCAATGATTCCAAGACCTGGTCGTCCCGGTCGTCCGTTGTCTGGGGGCGAGTAGCAGTCGATGCTGTACTTCGCCGCCTGGGCTGACCGGCCGACTTGGCCTGGTTGATCTTCGTGGCCTTACTCCCGGACTCCATTGCGTCCGCAAGAGTTATACGCGCTGCGTCGAGCATGACATCGGAGTACGTCTTGTACTGGCCGGTCTTGACCAGGGACGCCATCTTCTCGCGTACCTGCTCGAACGCCTTGTCATCCGCCAACTGCGGGAACCGTTCCTGCAACTGTGATCGAACGGATGCCAGTTCTTTCTGCTCCACCATCTGCGACAGTTGGAACAACCGCATTTCCTGCTGCTGAATGATGTTCTGCATATTCATCGCCATTGCTTGAATAGGCTGCATCACCGCATCTGCGGCTTCTTCACCGAAAATGTCTGCGATCTGACTGCGTTGCGTTTCCATGGTGGCTTGCGTCGTGGGTTGAGCGTCGGACTGCGGTGTGTTCCCGCTTTCGTCCTCGCCCTCCGGCTGCTCGCCATCCTGGTGCGTTGAGTCCAACTTCGCTTTCAAGTCGGCATGTTCTTGCGAGAACCTATCGCCGTCCGCCTGGACCTTGGCACGCTTGAGTCCCCACTCGACGAATCGCTCAGGGTTCCTCTCGTACTCCTCGTCCAAGATGTGACGCGGTGTTCCGTCTCGCTGAAGCGCGGCCATTGCACGCTCGTAGTCGTCGCCCCGGTTTTCCGTTTCCGGCTCGGGGGTAGACTCCTTAGTAGATTCGGTCGTCTCATCTTCCACCACCGGCGTGTCCGGTGTGCTTGATGGTTCAACGACCTCCTGCTCCTCCATGACACCGAGAAGGGTATTGAGAATGCTGTCGTCGCCCTTGGCCCCGGCAGTTTCCAGGCCCTCGGGCAGCGGCATCTCGTCAGCCACCTGCTCGGTCACTTGTTCGGTTGTTTCGGCCACTTCGGTAGCCTCGACTTCGTTGACTGTTTCGTCGCTCATGATTGTTCTCCGGGGTTGACCCTTGTGGGCTCCCTATTCCTTTTCCATGTCATGGCGGGCAGCCACGTCCCGCTCATGTGCTTGCGAACGAATAATTGGTTGTCCCTGCTTGTTGCAGTCCGCCCCCTCCAGGTTCCTGGGCAACGACCGGGACACATACGGATACTGGTGGGTCTTGCGAGAGATCCCCGACGTGTCGAGAATGAACGACGCGACACGGGTAAGCGTCTTGCCGTTGCCCTCGACAGTGCTGCCGATGGACGGAACCTCCGACGCATTGAAGAACAACTCGTGTTCCTCGCCAGTCTGATCGACAAATGCGTAGATCGGCATCACAGTCCCAGGGCCAACTTGGCCCGCTCCATTGTCACGTCAGACGAACCGCCGGCAACATCCGTCTGCTGCTGGGCCGCTGCCGCTTGCTGCTGTGCTTGAATGAATTGCTGCATCGCCTGCTGGTCGATCAGTTCGCCCAACTCGGGCATGTTCATGGCGTCCCCGACAATCTTGAGCAACGAGTCCCAATCCAGGAACGGCATCTGCATCATCATCGGGGCCGACTGGGTCACGATCTGGAGCGTTTCCATTGCCCGCTTCTGCATCAGGGCCTCGTTGGTTCGCTCCATCGAGTACGCCTCGACTTCCATCTCCAGATCCTCGAACCGCTCGCCAGTCACAGCGGTCTGGATGCCGCCGATCCACCACGGTTCGGGCTGGCCCATCTCCTCGGCCGCATCGATTCCGATCGGGAACGCCACCCGCTCGTCGTGGAACATGAACCACGCCACCTTCTGGATGGCCGAGTTGACAGCGTCGATGAACTGTCGGCGGATGTAGGCAAACCGCAGTGATCCCGACGCCTCCGCGATCTGGACCTCCGTCGCCGTCGCGTCACCAGTAACGACGCCGCGTTGTGCGTCCTGGACGCCACTGTTGCGATCAAGCCGCTCGCGAGCCATGTCGATGTAGGAAATCATCTGCTGGGTGACTCCACCCAACTCGACCGGGACGATGCTGTCCTTGTCCAGGTTCTCAACCGGCACGACGAAGTTGTCGGGAGACGACGCTACGTCCTGGGCGAGTTTCTTGTTCTTGGCATCGACGAAGACCATTCGCTTGTATTGGGCGGCGGCCCGGCGAGCCGCGATCACATGCTCGTTCAGGTCGTCGGATTGCCCCGCGACAGCCACCAGTGGCGACAGGGGGAATGCGTTGTCTGGCACGCTGTACGCACCGAACATCGTATAGGGCCCACTGGGTGGACCGTAGTAGGGTCGTGGATCCCGAAGGTAGTCCACCTTGATCTCGTCGCCCGTGCCCTGGGCCATCGAGATCGTGTAGATCGTTCCATTGAACCCGTCGCGTGGGCCCAACTCATCGTCGTGCTGGACCTCGGGCACCCAAATCTCGTAGCCCAGAATTTCCTTCCGCGTCGGCACGTCTCGCTTGGTGCCCTTGGTGTCGCGGTAGTTGTCAACGTCAACGTCGTCGCTGATGGACTCGATGAACTCGCGGTTCCAGGTGTCGTCGTCCTTCGCCTCGTCCAAGAGGTCTTCCTTGTCGCGAATCCAAACGTGACCGACGAACCTTGCCTGCTCGAACGACAGTGCCAGCGGGTCAACGAAGAACCGCTTGGGCGAAATCCGATAGCAGCGGGGCCACTGCGGTGAATCGGGGTCGGTGTCGTCAAACCCCGGCTGCGTCTCCTGAACTGTCATCAGTGCGCCGTAGTTCAGGAGCATGTCGTAGCCCGCCATCATCAGCGGGGATCGGACATTAGTGTCCTTGGCCCATCGGTTGAGCCCATGCTGCATGGCCACCGCCGTCATGCGTTGCGTGACTGGCCGGCGTGTGCTGACTCGGACCCTCGGGTTGTCGTGGACCAATCGGGGAATCGTCAGTGACAGGTACTCGTAGACGTGATTCTCAGGAACGTCCGAGCCACCCTCCGACATGTCCCGGTACGCCGACCCCACGAACTGGCCGACCAGGTCGTTGTAGGATTCGAGGTGGGTGTCCCGCAACGTCTCCGCCGCTTGGATTTCTTCGTAGAGGTTTTCAGGTGTTGTGTCTAGCATAGTTCACACCAAATCAAAAATCAGGCCGAGGGTAGCCACTTGGATATCCGGGGTTTTCTCGCCTGCCGAACCCGTCTGGATCCCACCAAAGGGGAGGCGGAGGCTTGGGGTCAGCCGAAGGATCAAAAGGCGGGTCAAGCCAAGGATGCCCGTAGGGGTTCACTGGCGGCGGGACAGGATCATCCGGCGGCGTCCACGGCTTCAACGGTTTAAATTGTTCCTCCCACGGTCGTATTCCATCGGGCAAAATCTGCCACCGTTGTCCAGTGCCGACAAAGTCACCCCAATCGCCCGGCTCGCCGTACCCAGGAGTTGTTGAATGAACCCCCGGCGAAGTGAGGTGGGTAGGCCAATGCGCCGGTCGATTCGGCTTAAACATTGGCTGGTCCCAGTAGTCTGGATTTAGGCTGGGTGTTGGCATTGGATTCCTGCCGAGATCCTGAATCGGGGGGAAAACCTGGGATTGGAGTTGGCCTCCCATAGACATCATTAGCGGCTGCATTCCACCCTGCATCTCAGGCTGCATGTACGACATCATTGGCTGTCCGATTGGTTTCGGCACCGCCATCTCAGTAGCCCCTTCTCGTCATCGTCTTCTTCTTCTTGGCGCGAGGAGTCCCGGCCCGCGTGTTCGTTCTCGCCGCCTTGTACTTCTTCGCAAACTTTT